CCAATGGGAGATTTTAGAACTGCCAGCGATTCGCACGGAAAAGCAAACGCACGAAGCAGACCAGCGGGAACCGGGTGAAGCATTATGGCCGGAATTCAAGTCGGTCGAAGCCCTGGAAACTATCAGGCAGCAAGACGCGAAAGCGTTTGCCGCGCTTTACCAGCAGAATCCGGCGGAAGGCAGCAACGTCGAATGGTCGCCCGACTTGTTCGGCGAGTTCATTTGGTGCGATGTTGAGAAGTGGCCGCATATCGACGATTTTGATTTGCGAATTGTTTTCGTTGACCCGTCGAAAGGCAAGAGCGATAAGGCGGGTGACTACTCGGCAATCGTATTCGTCGGCGTGCGGAAAGAAAACGGGCTTGTTTACGTTGATTCGGACATCGAGCGCAGGCCGATTCACAGAATTGTGCAAGACACGATTACTTGGGCTGACAAGTACAAACCGCACATGCTTGGATTTGAAACGAACGCTTTCCAAGAGATGCTTGCGACCGAGTTTGAGCGAGTGACACAAAACCAGTTTGGGATTCGATATCCGGTTTATCACGTCAACACAAAACTCAACAAAGAAGTCAAGATTCGCGGGTTAGGAACCTATATTTCCCATCGGGATTTGAGATTTAAGGCCGATAGCGCGAGCAATCGCCTTTTGGTCGAGCAGCTTATGGATTTTCCGTTAGCTGAACACGATGATGGGCCGGATGCACTGGCAATGGCAATCCGCCTGCCGATCGAGTCGAACGGAATTCCAACGGGATAAAAAATTATGAGCAATTTGCAAGAAGCATTGGGACATCTGCAACTGATCGAAGCGACATTGAATCAATGGGGAAGTCTCGTTGACACGAGCGACATTTCCACATTTGACGGAAATGGGAACATGCTTCCAGCCGATGAATCGGTTGCGCTCGGGCGGCTGATTGTTTACCCAGGTGCCGTGGCGGGAGCTTACATCAACGAAGTGGAGTTGCGGCAGATTCGCGCCATGTCCCGGCGGCTTGCATTGGTCAATCCATTTGCAATTGCCGCGAATCGAAACAGAGTGGCCTATACCGTTGGCAAAGGGCACACCTACAAAGTTTCTGCGATTGATCCCGACGATGCCGACGAAGATTTGCTGAGCGAAGTTCGCGACGTTATTGACGACTTCACGCGAGAAAACAAGTGGCCGAAACGTCAGAAAGAAACCGTGACGCGACTTGATCGCGATGGCGAGCGATTTTTGCGATTCTTCGAAGACTCCGCCGCTGGTACGCTGAAAGTCCGATTCGTCGAGCCGCTTTTGATCCAAACCCCGCCGGGAAAGACGGTCGGCGATGATGTTTTTTTTGGGATCAAATTTGCCGACGGCGATGCCGAGACGCCGGAAGAATACTATTTGGTTGACGTTGATCTTTCTGGCAACCCGACCGGTATTCGTGAGACGATTCCGGCGGATGAAATCCAGCATCTCAAGGCCAACGTGGACATGAACAGTCCGCGAGGGCTTCCGACGTGGTACGCCTTGCGATCGCACTTGGAACGTGCGATGCGGCTCTTGCGGAACATTACTACCGTGGCCGAAGTTCAATCGGCAATTGCCGCCGTTCGCAAGCACGTCAACGCCACGACGGAAACGATTCAAAAATACGTCAATAGCGCGGCAACCGGGCAGGTCAACAATTCCGACGGAACAACGACGAATTACAAACGATTCGCGCCGGGTACAATCCTGGACATGCCGAACACGGTGGACATGGAATTCCCGCAGGCCGGATTGGACGTGCAAAAGTACGTTGCGGGCATCCAGGCGGAATTACGGGCCGTCGCCGCCGCGCTCGGGATGCCGGAATACATGATCTCTGCCGACGCGAGCAACGCCAACTATTCTTCGACGATGGTGGCCGAGGGGCCAGCGGTAAAAAGTTTTGAGGAAATGCAGGCCGATTTGATCGAGGCCGATTTGATCGTTATCCGCAAGGCGGTCCAGGTTGCCGCCGACGCTGGAAAACTTCCAAGTGACGTTTTAGAGCTTGTTAAGATCGAGGCCGAGCCGCCGATCATCAAAAGCGAAAACCGATTGCAGGAAGTCCAGGCCGATGGCGTTTTGGTGGACAAAGGCGCCATGTCGCTCGATACGTTTGCCGCTCGGCATGGGCTTGAATACGAATCGGAAAGCGAGAAGATTGAAGATGAGGCAGATTCTAGGTTAAAATACAACCAGCCGCCGATCATGCCGGAGATGGTTCCTGGTAACGCTCCAGCGAACGATGGTGGCGAAGGCGGCAACGAAGGCAGTGGCGAAGAAAGTCAGAGCACCAACGGCGGTGGCAGTAGCAAGAGTGGCGAATCATCGTCCAGCGGATCAAAATAAAAATACACAAACCGTAAGAGATGCAAAAAATGGCAAAGCGAAAAATTCGATCAACTGGGGCAATTTCGGAAATTGAGCTTTACACGATTTCTGCTTTTATTAAGCGGCTTGGCATTTGCAGAAACTCACTTGCGGCAATGCGGAAACGTGGGCTACCTGTTCATTTCATGGACGGGAGAAAATTGATCATCGACGGCAAGGAAGCCATTGCGTGGTTTAGGTCACAGTGGGCGGAGACCTTGGATAATGAATAAAAAAATTCGTGTTCACACAGTGATGTACAAGGGGTGCGTATGCTGGTCACTACGATACGCAGACCCAGTTACCGGCAAGCAGCGACGGAAATCATCGCGAACCGAAAACCGTGAAGAGGCACGCAAATTAGCCCGCGATTGGGAAAATGACTTGAATAATGGACGCGATCCTGGGCAATACACGATTACTTGGGCAAAATTTCGTTGCACTTACGAATGCCAAGTTGTTCCCGGATTGGCCGAGCGAACCGGTCGCAAAATCAATACGGTTTTCAACGCCGTCGAGCGGATTCTCCCAAAAGTATCCGCGGGCAAGCTGTCCGATCTCAACCCGCAGGCGATATCCTCGCTACAAGCCGAGTTGAGAAACGGGAAGCTATCGGAAAACACCATTTCGTCCTACCTCGCCCACCTGCATTCCGCGCTGACATGGGCGGCAGAACAAGAAATGATATTGGCGGCACCGAAGTTCAAGCGGCCAACGCGAGCAAAAAAACTTGGATGTACAAGCAAGGCTAGGGGGCGAAGTATTACTGGTGAAGAATTCGATAGGATGCTGGAAAAAATACCAGATGCACTTATCGCAGATCGTCAGCGACGAAGAGAAGATCAGCGGACAGGAAAGCGGAAACCCTATTATTGCAAACGATCCTCCGAAGCAATTACGCCAGAACGGCTGAACTCTTGGCGACATTACATGAATGGCTTGTGGCTTTCTGGATTAAGACTTGGAGAATCGTTGATTTTAAGCTGGGACGACGGAAGCCCGTTTCAGGTTGATTTTACCGGAAAGTACCCGCGCTTTCGCATAAGCGCGGAAGCCGAAAAAGGCCACGCCGACCGAGTGCTACCACTGACGCCAGATTTTGCAGAATGGCTTCTCGCAACTCCATGCGGTGAACGGAACGGATTTGTTTTCAACCCGGAAATGATTACAGGAAGGGCGTCATACGATACTGTTGGGCGTGTTCTAAGCCTTACTGGGGAGTTGGCAGGAGTGAAGGTTCATACCGACCACAGAACCGGAAAAGTAAAATTTGCCAGCGCAGTTGATTTTCGGAGGAGTTTTGGTACGCGATGGGCAAAAAAAGTAAAGCCTTGCGTGCTGCAAAAACTAATGCGACACGACTATATACAAACAACTCTCGATTTCTATGTTGACATCCAGGCCGATGACATCGGCGACATTTTGAGTGAAATAGAATGCCCAGCGTAATCGACCAACGAATTGCCTCGCGCCTGCATCAAGGCCACGTTGATTTTCTTGATAAAACCGATCTGCTTGCGGATCGAGTCGGAAAAATCTTCGATGCCTTGTTGCGAAATTTGTTATTGCATGCTGTCGATCCAAAGCCAAATCAACATCAACAATTCAACGTTGGTTTGTTCACGTCCAAAATCCAGCAGTCGATTAACGACACAAAACAGGCGATGGCCGACGCCTTACCCGGCATGATCGAGCACGCCCACAAGCAAACGGCAAGCACGCTCAAAAAAACGATTCCGAAAAAATGGTGGAACGTGATTTTGCCGCACACAAAACACCGCCGGATGATGCGCGAAGACACGATACCGATTTCCGTCACGGCCGATATTTTCAATTTGACGCCAGAAGAAATCGAAAAGCTCACACCCGAAGAGTATATGCAACTCGTTGATGCGTTTGTTTTCAAGCCGCTGCCACGCCGGGTTGTAAATTCAATCCTGATGGCCCCAGGCGCGGGCGGGTTAACGTGGGCCGACCGAATCGACCAATTGAGCAAACGGGTGGCCGACCCATCGCAGCTTGCACGTAGTTTGGCGACGGGCATTTCCTCCGGCGAGACGGTCGGCGAGTTGCGGGAGCGGATCCAGCCACAGGTGGACAACTATCGGGCGTCGGCCGAGCGAATCGCCCGCACAGAATCCCGCCGGGTGGCAGAGTCGTCCAACTTGGCATCGTTCGACGCTTTGGGCGACATGATCGTCGGCATGCAATATATTGCGACTATGGATTCGGCAACACGCCCGACGCATGCTGCGAGAAACGGGAAAATTTATCACAAGCAGCCGAGCGGGCAATATGTTGCCGACGATGGTGAGCGGTGGCCAAATCCGCCGTGGGAACCGAATTGCCGCTGTTTCGGCGCGCCGGTCTTGAAACAGCCGAAGGAATTCGAGCAAGACCCGCGAGTCAAGGCGGAATTCGAGACCGCCGCCGGCAAGGACATTCCCGACCCGGCCGCCTATACGCATTGGTTCGCGTCGGCCACGCCAAAAAACCAAATGGAGGCCGTCGGCAAGCGGCGTTTTCAGGTTGTCGCCGGTTTGCTTGGCGATACCACGCGGCCGGAATGGGTTGATTTCATCGACCCCGAAGGCAACTTGATGCCGATTTCCAAACTCAAAAAAGAAAAACAGGCAGATCGAGAAAAGCGAAAATTCGAGGTCAATAAACTAATTTCCGAGCGCGAGCAATTATTTTCCAAAGCTTCCGCAACCACTTTTACATGGAGTTAATTCGATGACGGAAACGGATTCCAAGGCGATGACGCCAACAACCCAGAAAGGATTTTTGGGAAAAAACCGCTTGACAAAACCGGAAACGGTGGTACAAAATGGCGATAGGTTCGATCCTGGCAAGGGAATCAGCGAATCGAGTACGTCGATTCGGCACCATGCTCACAGGCGTTTGGAAGAGATTCTGGACGATGCAGAAAACCGGCAATTGCACGGTACGGTGGGCCTGGAAGTGACGTTCGACAACGGACAGCCGACGCTCATTAGGCGAACGCTGAACGGGACTGACAAGGTTGCCAGATCGTAAAAAATAGCGTTAGGAACAGGTATTCGGAACCACCGAGGCCTGGAACTTCAATCGACGAAGTTCCAGGCCTTCTTTCGTTTCTTGGTGCAAAATGGGAAAAGCCGCGACAAAACCGACCGAAAGCGTATTGCAAGAGATCGTCGATAATCGCGGCATTTCTTTGAAGATCGACCGCGAGGCGGGCGTTATCCATGGCGTCAAAGTGCTTGGTGTCACGTCGAAAAACGGACGCGAGTATCCGAAAAAAGTCATACAGAAAGCCGCAACACTTTACGAAGGAAAGGCCGTCAACGTCGATCACATTGATCCGAAATCACGCCGGTCCTATCGCGATCGAATCGGTGCAATCAAGGATGTTCAGCTTCACGAAGACGGGCTATACGGCGACTTCCATTTCAACCCGAAACACGAATTGGCGGAACAACTCATTTGGGATGCCGAGCATGCGCCGGAAAACGTTGGCTTCTCACACGACGCCCGCGGGCCTTCGAAGCGGCAAAACGGCAAAGAAGTCGTCGAGTCGATCGACAAGGTTCTTTCCGTTGATCTGGTAGCAAATCCGGCGACAACGAACGGGCTTTTCGAGTCGGTTCTACCCGAAGGCGAAATCGCCGACCAACTTGCGCAGGACGAACGCAAAGAGCAACTTCGCAAAATCAACTGCACCGCGATGGATTTGATTTCCGGCGCGATGTACGGCGACGAAGAATATCCAACGATCCAATCCAAAAAATCGAAAATCCTCTCGGTACTTGCGGACTGGGAGAGCGAATTGACCTCTCTGCCGTCCGCAAGCGGCTCCCAGGAGGAAAGCATGGATTACAAAGAAATGACGCTGGACGATCTGAAAAAGAACCGTCCGGATCTCGTAGGCGCGTTGCAAGAATCGCTCGAAGCGACCAACGGGCAAAAGAGCCTGCAAGAGGAAGTCGTCGCGCTCCGCGCCGAGAAGGCGACGCGCGAACTCAAGGAAGCGATTGACGGCGAACTGAAAGCCGCCAAGCTCGACACGGCCGACAAAGCGATTTGTTCGGAAGTCTTCTTGGAATCGCTCTTGCGGGAGCCGGATTCCAGCAAGCGAAAAGCGTTGATCGAGGATCGGTCTTCCGCTACTCGCGGCCGGTCGATGGCGACCAACCCGCAATCTGCGTCCCCGTTCGGCTCGGCCAACACGTCCGCGACCGCCGTTCCGAAGGGCAAGGAATTCGCCCGCGCTATCCGATAGTCACCGCGAAAAACACGTCAAAAACTGGGGCATTCAGCATAAAACAAAAACATTTTTTGAATAGGAAGGAAACACTATGGCGTCCAAATTACGCTACCGTCGCGGCGACATCAAGCCGATTATCGCCGTGTGGGATAGCACCTATCCCATCGAAAAAGGCGATTTGCTCTTTCGCGATCCGATCACGAAAAAGGCCCGTCCGTTTTCGTCGATGGTTGATCAAGGATCGCTCGCCTTGAATCAGGACACGGCCCAGGAACTCTTTTTGGGCGTTGCCCATGAAAAAGTCGGGCTGCAAACCGGCGAAACGTCTTTCAATCTCAACACGAACGATGGCTATGTCGTCGTAGCGACGGCCGGCGAATTCGAGTTCGATTGCGCGTCTTACGCATGGGGGCTTGGCGATCTGGTCGCCCCGTGCGAAAAGGCGTCGGGCACCGCGCTGGAAAACCAGAAGGTTGTCGCCGTCGCCGCTGGCAGCGAATCGAAGGCAATTGGCAAGGCGGTTCCGAATCGCGCCTATCTCGGCGTGGCGAATACCACCATCGTTGTCGCCATCAAATCGACCATCATGGATTCGGGCTTGTTGCAGCAAATCGCCGGAAGCTCTAGCGGTACGGTGTAATCGCGTCAGTTGCTCGGCTTTCACTGGCGTGTGCCAGCGGCCCATAAGCGTTTTTCAAGAAGAAAGGTTTTAACATGCCCATCAAGGCGAAAAAGTTGGCCGCGATGCTCCGGTGCGGCAGTGGCGTCGGTACGCTACAGGAATCCGAAGGGTTCCAGGAGTTCAAGGAATGCTTGTCCGAAGGCCAGATTCGGCCCGAGGAATTTTCGTTGCGCGACCTCGCGGGCGAGTTGATCCGCAACCGCGACGGCTCACCGGTTGGTCAAGGGTTCATCCAGGAATACTTTCACCCGTCGCAACCCGGTTCTCTGCAAGAAGCGATGGGTGCGGTGGATTCGTCGATGTTTTTGGGCGTTACCGGCCAACTGATGATCACCTCGGTTCTCAATGCGGCAACGCAGGAAGAATTCATCATTTCGCGGCTGATTCCGTCGATGACGACGCCGTTCAATGGCGAGCGGATCCCCGGAATCACGTTGCCGAAGGATCCCGAGGGCGGAACCGCTGACGTGAAGGAAGGCCAGCCCTATCCGTCGGTTGGGTTTAGCGAGGAGTACATCGAAACTCCGATGACCACGAAACACGGTTACATCATTCCGATCACGAAAGAAGCGATTTTCTTCGACCGCACCGGGCTGGTGTTGGAGCGTGCGCGATACGTCGGCGAATTGCTCGGCCTGAACAAGGAAAAGCGACTCATCGGAACGGTCATCGGTGCCGACAATTCTTACCGCGAAAAGCGGATTGGGGATTCCGCTCCGGTTTCGTTAAAAACCTACTACTCGGCCTACGACACCGGGCGGTGGGCGAATCACTTCGACGGCAACGCGCTGACCGATTGGGAAAACGTGGACTACGCGGAAGCGAAGTTCGCGGATATCACCGATCCGAACACCGGCGAGCCGATCATCCTGAGCGGCCAGCGGTTGATTCTGGCACCGCAGGCAAAGGCGTTCCGAGGTCAACAGTTGCTGACCGCAACGCAACTCTGGAAGATGACCCAGGGCGATACGAACGTCTATCCGAAGGTCAACACGGTTGGCCCGAACATGCTCCAAAACATCGGCGTCACATTGGCCACAAGTCGCCAACTCCGCAAGCAGTTGGTCGCACGGCTCGGACTGGCCGCAGCCGACGCGGACAACTATTGGTTCTACGGCGACCCGTCGAAGGCTTTCGAGTACCGCGAAAACTGGCCGATCACCGTGGTTCAGGCTCCGCTGAACAGCGAGGCCGAATTCAGCCAAGACATCGTGGTTCGCTTCAAGGCGTCCGAACGCGGCGTGCCCGTCGTTCGCGAGCCGCGTGCGTTCCAGCGCCATCGCGCCATTTCGACCAGTTCGAGCAGCGGCGCGTAATTGCGACTTTTCTGAGCCGGGACAGCCGCCCGGCGTTTTGTGGAAGACGTCGGGCGGCTTCTCTTTGTGAAACCAAACAATCAAGTGCAAAGGACCGATCAAATGCCGGAAGGAATTACGCCTGATACGACGGAAATTATCAAGGACGTTTCCAGCAAAGCGGCCAATCCGATCTACGTTTTGGGAATCGGTTTTTTGCTCTTGCTTTGTTTTTTTCTGTTCGCGGCCTACTATCTGGTTTCGTCGTTCGGCAAGCCGATGATGGATGCCAACGTGCAATCCGTCCAGGCATCGACTGAGGCCATCAAGTCGAACGCCGACACGCAACGACAAATGTCGAAGACGAT